TAAATATGAAATTTACTTTGGTCGTCGACATCATCATACGTTACATCGTATGTGGGGGACGATGCTCCGATATGGAAGAAAACCTTGTTGAGGAAATTTCCGTATCGTTGAGCGTTAATTGTGAAGATAAGGTGGAGGAGACCACCTTGCTGAAATCTATCTTTATGGATGTTGACGTGCAGCCTATGAAACCCATCATGAATCATACTCATGGTGAGTCTGCTGCAGTAAGATCTACATCCTCTAGGTTGATTGACCGCCTAGCCAAATCGGCTGGGCGACACGTTACCTTCTATCAAGGCTCGTCTTCTGATTTGCGGCTTGGCCGCAAAATCAGTCGAAACTACTTCTGGGCAAAAGATGCTATGGCACCTCCAGTAAAGTATGAACCTGACTCTGATGATTTGATCGCTATGGTTGATGTTGACTATTATGTTGACATGAACACGAGATTGCTTGAAAATTTCGTACCGCATGTGATGTATACATTTCAACCCAACGCCGTATCACGCGACGAAGGGGAATATAAGTATACGTTTAATGCGCGGAACGAGGTAGTTTATACAGTCTCGGGTGGCGGTAGTTACAAACATCGTGTTTGGAATTGGGACGGTGATTCATTATCCGTAAAATCACTCTTTTGGGGTTATACATACAATGTGGCGACATATTGTGTGGAACGCCGAAGGATGGATGATGATCATCAGTTGGTTTTGTTATCACCATTACGACGATATAAAGGCTTCTTTATGTCATGGCTAGCGGAAAATTTCGCCCAGGCCAAGGCTCTGGAGAGGCTCGATGTCGTTGATGGTGATTTCTTGAGATTACAAATCAATGATCGTGATAGGTTATGGGTTAGCACAGGCAAAGTAGGAGGATACACTCAGTGTAGAATCCCTGCCCGTGTTGACGATACCATAGCTTCAACGAAAGCCACATTGACCCAAAAGCTTACACTGGCAACAGTGAAAAGCAAGATGGAAGATAACGACCACTCTGGAGACACTAGTCACCAGGGTGCTGAGGTATTGTTGGAATATCATCGGACTGGATGGAAGAGACCCACGCAAGTGAGCACTCTACTGGACGGCCTGAGAAGATTCCAATGGATACCGCCTAACAAAGAAGCAGACTTTGATTCAAAACCCAGTATGGTGCCTTTTATGGGTCCTATTCTGGATGGAGGGTTTGTACCTGATGATTGCATTGGCAATGATATGAGAGCCGTTGAAGAACGAGTTCTCAAACTTAAACATCCTGACGGCGCTGTAGATAATTTTACTAGTCGCTGTATGGATGAATTTGTAGAATTGACATTGCAAGGGCTTATTCTGGAACCATACACCAACGACATGGTGTACGAGAAGCAGAATCGGCCTGCCCAAGTACGAATCCTAGATGAAGCACAACATACTTCCTCAACTCGCGTAGCCAAGAACTTTGTAAAGAAAGAGGCTTACGGGCGAGTAAATGATCCAAGAATGATCTCAACTATTAATGGTACTGACAAAATGGAATATTCTGCATTTATCTATGCATTAGCTGATAGGCTCAAGCTGATGCATTGGTATGCTTTCTCGAAGAGCCCTAGGGAACTTTCTGAAAGAGTTGCAGCCATTTGTGAGTTTGCTACTACTGTCGGTTTGACTGACTTTAGTCGCATGGATGGTAGAGTAGATGGTGTGGTGCGTGAATTTGAACGTCGACTAATGTTGGCCGGATTCGCGCGCAAGCACCATCATGCTTTATTTAAATTGATGAGAAATCAACATTCCCTACGGGGAGTTACCAGAAATGGGGTTAAATATGATACGGGATTGGGAAGATCGAGCGGCTCTGCCGAAACATCTTCCTTTAACACTGCTCTTGCCGCCTTTACATGCTATTGTGCATATAGGCGACAACGCAATGGTCACGGAAGACATTTTACACCTCAAGAAGCCTGGGACAACCTTGGATTGTATGGAGGAGATGATGGGCTCAGCGCCGATATAAACCCCGAATGCGCTGAAATTGCAT